ACAGCTGTAACACCAGGTTCTTATGGTTCAACTACAGCTATTCCAACATTCACAGTTGATCAACAAGGTCGATTAACAGCTGCAAGCACAGTAAACGTTGCCACAACTCTCTCTACTGCTGCTGAAACTGGTACTGGATCAGTTGATCTTCTTTCAGACACTTTTTCAATTTTAGCAGGAGAAGGTATTGACACAGTTGCTAGTGGAACAAATATTACTATCTCTGGAGAAAATGCTTCTGATACTAACAAAGGTATTGCTTCTTTTTCAGCTGCTGACTTTGATGTTACATCAGGCGCTGTTTCATTAGAAGATACAGTTGTTAAAACTGTTACAACAGATAGTGGTGCAATGACACCATCTTCACACTCTTTCTCAGTATTGGGTGGAGAAGGAATGGATGTTACTCATACTGGAACAACAATTACTGTTGCGGGAGAAGATGCTACTTCATCTAACAAAGGTATTGCTTCTTTTGACTCAACTGACTTTACTGTTACATCAGGTGCCGTTGCTGTAAATGCAATTACACTTGGTACTTCATCTTTAAATCCAGGTGCAACAACAACAGATGTTGCTGGTTTAACATCTTTAGATGTTGATGATATTAACATAAATGGTTCAACAATTTGTAATTCATCTCTTGTTAATAATTTATCAATAAATTCAGCAACAGGATGTGTTGACTTTAATGGTCTTCAAGTTGCCAATATTGCTACACCAGTACTTGATACTGATGCAGCTAACAAAGCATACGTTGACTCTGCTAGATCAGGACTTGATGTAAAACAATCTGTTAAAGTTGCTACAACTGGAAACATTGCTCTTTCAGGAACACAAACAGTTGATGGAGTTGCTCTGTCAGTTGGTGATAGGATTCTTGTTAAAGATCAAACAACTGCAAGTGAAAATGGTATTTACGTTGTTGCATCATCTTTTTGGACTAGAGCTACTGATGCGGATGCTGATGCTGAAGTTACTTCAGGAATGTTTACATTTGTTGAACAAGGTTCAGTTAACTCTGATACAGGTTTTGTACTTACAACTGATGGAACAATTACAGTAGGTACTACAGCATTAAACTTTACATTGTTTTCTGCTTCAGGTACTTTAATTGCTGGAAATGGTTTAAGTAAAAACGGTGATACACTAGAAGTTAATGTTGCCTTAACTGGTGGAATTGAAATTTCTGCGGATGAATTACAATTAAAATCTTCAGTTGCTGGAGATGGTTTAACATATTCATCTGGAGTTATTGACGTAGTTGGTACAACAAATAGAATAGATGTAAGTGCTAATGCAATTGACATTTCGTCTTCTTACATTGGACAAAACACAATTACTACACTAGGTACAATTACTCAAGGTATTTGGAATGGTGATGTAATTGGTACAATATATGGTGGTACTGGATTAAATTCATATACAACTGGTGACATTTTATATGCAAGTGGTTCAAACACTCTTGCTACTTTGGCAATTGCTGCTAATGGTAAGATTTTGCAATCTGATGGTACAAATGTTACTTACGGAGATATTGACGGCGGATCTTATTAATAGTCGTTAATAGAAAACAATATGGCGACTGTTATTAAATTAAAAAAAAGTGAAACTGCAAGTTCAGTTCCAACAACTAGTGATCTACAAGTTGGTGAAGTTGCAATCAATACAGCTGATCAAAAAATCTATGCTCGTTCTTCAACAGGTATTGTTGAGGTAGCAAACGCAGCTGCTAGTACAGGTGCAAGTGTAGATGATGCAACAGCTTTAGCAATTGCGTTAGGATAATAAATGGCAAATACATTTAAGACTAAAACTTTTGGCGGAGGTAGTACATCATCAGGTACACCTATGACAGTATATACTGTTCCTGGTTCTACCACATCAGTTGTGTTAGGCCTCACTCTTTCAAATATTACTACATCAAATATAGAGGTCACAGTTTCACTTGAAAATAATGATGGTGACAATGTTAGTATTGTAACAAATGCTGAAGTTCCAGCAAAAGCTTCACTTGAAATCATGTCAGGAAACAAATACGTAATGGAGACAGCTGATGTTTTAAAAGTTACATCTAACACAAGTAACAGTTTAGATACAACTTTAAGCATAATGGAGATAACGTAAGATGGCCTCTTATGTTGGTAAAACACCTGCTCGTCAAGCAATTGTAGCTGACAACACAATTACTTCAGCAAAAATTGTAGATAACACAATTTCTACTAGTGATATTTTAGACTCTACAATTACAGGATCAGATTTAGCTTCAAATATAGTAATCAACACTACAGGATCAATTACATCAGGTGCTTTAACAGTAGATACAAATACTCTACATGTTGATAGTTCAAATGATAGAGTAGGTATTGGAACAACAAGTCCAGAAGCAACGTTACACGTATATGGTGGTATTGCATTTGGAACTGATACCGTTGCCAATGAGACATGTGGAACTTTAACAGGTGTATCAAAATTAACTTTTGTTGATAATAATGCTAATGGTG